AGTCCAAACTGCTCAATAGCTTCAAGCGGTTGCAGCCCTGGACGGGACGTGTAGTGTTGTGGGCTTATTACGGCGTCGGACATCACAACCTCCCGTGGAAGTGGCTATACACGTAACTGACGTAGGCTGCCTGCCAGCGAGAATCTGAGCCTGCTGAGTGACTTGGACCCGCAGCAAACGAGTCGGCTAGGTCCTTCGCGTGCTCTCCGATTTTCAACGACTCAGCGATGTCGCGCACGGTGCGAAAGCATCGCTGGTTGCGGTACGTCCAAGGCAAAATTTCTTTGAACGCCATCTCCGCACTGAAAACCTTGGTCCAAGCTGACTTCAACCACAAAATGTCTGCTGTCTCGTCATTTGACCATACTACAGGCTCACCATCACGCTGCATAAAATCAGACAGTTCGAGCAGCGCTACCCGCAGAGGCACGCATGGTTTTGACGTGAGTGCGTCCTGAACTTCTTTGGACTGCTTCAGCCACCAAAACACGGTTGACAAACTAATGTCAAAACCGCTGTAAGCCCTATAACTCTCGGGGTCGATGTTAATTTCAATCGTGGCTGCGACGATGCCTTTATGAGGGTCAAACCGCGTTGCGCCTATACTTAAAATCACAGGGTTAACTGCGACGCTCAATGTTTCGTAGTCCAGCATGATGTTGTTTGCGTTCATAAAATCATCAGGTCCACGTCGTCGGCTAAGGTTAGCTGCCCTCGGTACTTGCCGCTCATGCGTATAACCTGCACAGTGCAGTCCGCAGTCGCATAACGCATTGCGTTTTGATCCGTATGGACCATCACTTGACCTGTCAACTCGACCGGCACCCACGTAGGCAAGTCGTGTAAGTCAGATCGGCGTCCGAACGCGCCTCGACTACCAGATGACCACGCGGCTTGTTTGCCTGCCAAGAACGTATTAAACGCTGACATCATATTGTCCTCAGTTCGCCCCACGAGAGGCCTATTTTAGCGTCCACAGGAAATGGCACTTTCGGTTGCCAGCCCCACCAGTCATACGGCAAATTTGAAGCGGTCAACTGCATCGCTTTGGCGTGATCGAACGCCTGGCCCCGACGCGCTTGAAAGAACAGTCCATCGTGTAAATCCAAGCAAAATCGTACGCTGTGTTTCAAGCAGTAGTCGTACAGGCAGTAAAGTGCTAGGTACTTCATCCCAGCCGCAGTGCCTTGGATGCGAAAGTTGATTGCTGTCTGCTCCGCAGGATAGTCCATCCGGCCGTGTCCGAACGTCAGCCCGACTTTGCGGCCGTCCTTTGTTTCCGCGTAGCCGTCCCGCTTGGCGCGTGCGATGCACTCAGCCCACCACGGCGGAATAAAGGCCCAGCGCCTCTTGAACGCTGCCAGGTACGATTTGCACTCTGCTGTCGTCTTATACACGTCGTAGTCCGCCAGCATTTTATCTGACATCGAGTCAGCGCCGATGCGATACATCGACGACAGATTCACCCGCTTGCCGTTGTCTCTGACCTCTTTGTCCTCCGCTGTCTCCTGCGCGTGAACGCGGTCGACCGGGACACCTGTGATCTCAGAACCCATCGCGGCGTGGACGTCTTGCTCCAGCGGCGACGTCGCGTTGAACGCAGCGCAAAGCGCTGGGTCGCCCGAGTCGTCGGCGACTTCACGCAATTCTTGACCGCTAAAATCAAGTTCGATTAGCTCCATTCCTGCATCCGCAATAAAAACACTGCGAATCCACTTCTCGCGAGCCCACTGATGCAGCGACGCCCCTGATGCCCACTCTTTTTTGCGGTTCGTTTTGCTGCTGTAGGTGCAGCGACCAGTGTACGCGCCGGCAATGCGCGGTGCGGAGTGCGTGCGATCACTGCCGTTATGCGTGCAAGACGCGACCAGCGCCTCGCAATACTTCTCCAGCCGCGTGCTGGCTTTGTTGACCTGTTGAACAGCTTTCAACCACGGTACCTCGCGTGCCAACTCTGCAATCGCTACTTTGTCGACCTGCGGGTTACCTTTGTCTGTAAACCGCTTGCATGTCAGTCCGTTCGTCTGATAAAGCCACGTTGCCAATTGTTTCGGACTGTTCAACAGCGAGTATGGTACGCCGGGTAACTGTGCGAGTCCGCCGGCAATATCACCGATTAAGCGCTCAGAGTTTTGGACGACTTTGTTGCGGTCCACACGTAAACCGAAAACCCACGACTCGGCAAACTGCAAAATACTGCGTTGCTCGCAAGCAAACCCAACACGTTCGTTCTCAGGAAGCATCTTGTATAGCGTCTCCCCGATCACCAACGTAGCTACACAGTCAAGCTGGTTGCGATGCGTCAGGCGGTCTATTTTTACCTGACTCGTTTCGGTGTCAGGGCACAGCATTAAATCTTCGAGTTGGCTAGTTGACTCTTTGTAACCAGCGATGGAGGGCAGCATAACATCGACTGCTTCAGCCAAGCTGTAACCTGGACCTTTGCCGGTGCGCGTTTTCATCCAAGCGCGACGGTTCATATCGATACGCTTCCAAAGCAGTAGCCCGTCAATCCACTGAATGCGCCTAACGGCATCTAAAATCTGCATGCCCACTCGCTGTGTTGCCGTGCCGCCTGCGTCAGGCTTAAAGTTGCTCATCCAGTATGCCAGCGCTGTCAGCACAGCCACATCGTACAGTCCATTCCAAGTGTAAACGCGACGCCCGTCCGCAATCGCGGTCAAGTTGTCGCCTATTGCGACCGCATCAGGTGCCCACGTTGGCTTACAATTGTTAAACAAGTCCGGTGCGGCGAACGGGGTTTTGTCAACGCTGGCGATGCCTAACACGGACACCCTCACGTCGAATCTGTACGGTTCGAGCGCACCGTGAGGCTTAGAGTGCCAAGATTCGATGTCTAAAGACGAAATCAAATTAAGTCGCCGTCGTAGGGTTCGAGAGTGTCGGCGTCGACTGTCTTGACGGTCTGCTGTGGTAGCCGATCGCTCAAATCGAATACGCTCGGCTGTTCGAGGTATTGGCGCTTAGTCTCAGCACCAAATAATTTGCTTAGCGCATCAAGATCTAGCGGTGCCAACTCAGTCTTTGACAGTTTTACAGCGCGAGCAGGACGCAGGCGACGCCAGATTTCAGACTTAGGACCCGAATCTTCGTTACTTGATGACATGTCCGAGCGCCTTAAACCACAGTGCGTAGCGGCCCCTGTACGCCATTGACAAGGCCCCTTTTAAGAACACCCCGACAATACGTCTAAACTTAGCTTCGTCCCACTCAACGTGGCCAGCCGGAAACTCCATAATCGCTTTGGCACCTAAAGCTGGCGTCGTGAACGCTATCAGAGCCGCAGGCATCTCACCGCCGTTACGACGCAAGGCCGGTTGAAACCACAGATGCAATTTTTGATTGCGTTGAACACTGAGTTTGGCGACGCGCCAATCAGTCAAGGCGCGGTCAATTCGTTTTTCTAAGTCGACGTTGAAGTTCATCTAATCTGGTCTGGTTCGTGCATCACAACGTTAACAATCTAACACAAAAAATTTTCGTGTCAAGTCAGTGGCCGTGTTAGCCGCTGAACCTTGTTAAAATGCAAGGATGGTCGAAATTCCGTTCGCAGATCGTTTTAGATTCGTCCAGGTCTTAACACCGTCGCCGCTGCCGACAGGCGCTGCCACGGCTGCCGGGCAGGCAGTCACTAACGCACGCTTAGCGACCCTCGAAGCGCTCTTGTCAGGTTCGCGTCGTGACGCAACTGACAAGCTGCGTGTCTCTGAACCGACAGGGGTATTCGACAGCAAACTCATAAACGGCCTTGAAACGTCTGTATGGGATGACCAGCAATTGTCAGGCGCTGGCACCAGTTCTGCGTTTAACGCCAACCAGTCCAGTGTCACGCTGGCTGTGAGCGCCGCAGCCGGTGTGCGTGTCCGTCAGAGCTACCAAGCGATGCCGTATCAAGCTGGTAAAGCAGCCCGTGCCTCACTGACCGCTGTGGCTGGCGCTGCTGCCGCCGGCATCACCCGTCGCTGGGGTCTATTTAACGCCAACAACGGCGTATTTTTCTCGCTACTGCCGACAGGTCTAGCTGTCAACACACGGACATTCACGTCGGGCGTCGCTGTCAATATTGTCGTAGCACGGGCAGCCTGGACGGGCGACAAACTGGACGGCACAGGTCCTAGCGGCATCACGCTGGATACATCCAAGGTGCAAATCTGGTGGATTGACTTGGAGTGGTCAGGTGCCGGTGCTGTGAGGTTCGGCGTCACGATTGCAGGTCAAAATATCGTTTGTCACACGATGTCGCACGTCAATGCGGCTGCTGTTGTATACATGACAACTCCCATGTTGCCGATTCGATTTGAGATTGCTAACGACGGTACAGGCGCGGCTGCATCACTCGTACAGATTTGCGCTTCGTACGAAATCGATGGTCAGCAAGACCTTTTAAGCGTAAGTCGCAGTGCTGACGCAGGGACCACTGTAACAGTGGCGGCAGGCGCCACTGTTACACCTCTTGCAGCTATCAGACTCCGCGCCAGCCTGCAAGCTATTGTGCTGCCTTTAGGAGGCTCGATTTTGTCACCTACGACGGCTATTTTCAGGTGGTGCTTTCTGCGCAACCCTACGCTAGGCGGCGCCGCCCCTCTTTGGGTCGCAGTGCCTGACAGCGCCGTCGAAAGTAGCCTTTGCACTGGTACAACGATCACAGCACCCGGTATTCAGCTACTGTCAGGATACAGTCAGCAATCCAACGACAGCAACCTAAACTTGGCTTTAGAGACACGCCGCTGGCTAGGGCGCACGATTGCAGGTGTGTCTGACATTATCGTATTAGCCGTTCAGCGCGTAAGCGCTCTCGCATTTGACGACTTTTACGGTTCTGTTGTGTGGCAGGAATCCTTGTAGTCGGCGCCTTCAATTTTTCTAACTCCAACTCAACTTGTTCTAGTTTTTTGTCTGCTTCTAAACAGCGACGACGCCAGTAGGCAATTGAGTCCAGCAGTTGCGATTCATACTCAGTCATAATTTAGTCCTTTGAGCGTCATCTGCTCTAATTCACCGACGTAAGGGCTGCGAACCACGCACCCCTTAACTCGTAGCCACTCAGCCAGCGGATAGTGTGTCGAGTGATCGCCTACAAGCAAAATTGTGCTTCCACGAGGTAACTTTACAGCGTCGTCGTAAGTCGCTATGTTGTTGAACTCCGCTCTGCGACGCCACCCGACTTCGTAGCCTATCCACCACAAAAATGCCTTCTGCGTTCCCGCGATGACGGGCTGGCGGTGTTTGTTGTTATTCACACCCTCTTTTCACTTTTCACAATGTCCAAAAGTAGCCAGCATGGCAGCCAGGGTGCGTATTTTTATTTTATTGCTCACGGCTTACCGCCTTTGGCTGTTGTAATTTTCACGCGCACGGGGATTGGCATCTTCCACCCGTGCGGCTCTTTGCGTAAGTCCGGCCTGTCGCGGATGTATCCAAATCTCGCATTGATCTCGTCACGCGCTTGTTGGCGTGTGTCGAACAGCAAAAACCCGCCTTCTCGTCGAAGCATAAGATATTCCTGCTTGCCGTCTAGTCTGTTTTTTTGCCGCTGTAAAACACCCCACATCACTTACCGCCCTTGGCTGCGGCGACGGCTAGACTTTCGCCTTCGCCGACGCACTCCGTTGTTGTGCGGCACGCCGCCAAATATCCAGCCCTGTCAACGTGTATATCGGTGACACCGGCTAAAATTAGCGACCGAAACGCTTGGCCGTCTTTCGCCCATTCAATCACGATCTCAGCCGTTGCGTCGGGGTAGGCGGTGCGAATTTTGCGGCCTAGTTTGACGCAGATCAGCGCCTCGTCGTTACATTCACAATTCTGCCATACCTTTCCGCAGATTAGGCAGTCATCACTATGTTGATCTGGCAATTCCCCCGCCGCGCTGGCGGGCTGGTCGTTGGTCATTTGACTACCTCTGATTCGCCCTTAAGGCCTGCCAGCGGGTGTAACTCAACTGTCGCGCCATCGACAACCACAAAACACGCGCCGTCTTGCCGTCGCACCCACATGTTGTCCTCAAAAGCAAACACCCCAGTCGCTGTGAGCACGCGCCATTGACCGCGTACAGACTTGACCGCGTAACCAAGATTAAATTGAGTGCTGGCTTGGCACATCCGCGTTTTGGCGGTCAGGGTCTGACGCCCCCCGCTGTTCAGCTTGACAAAATCAGAACTAAACTCGACAACCACTACCTGCTGATAAGTCACAGCCACCCACCCCGGAGTAGCTGAAGCGGTGATCTGAGTAGCGTGTTTTCCTAGCGTTTCCTGTTGCGGCATTTTACAAAGTCCCCTTGTGGTTGCTCATGTTGTTAGCTCCAGGTTCATATCAGTTTCAAAATCTTTAAGATAGCGGTCCAGTAAGCGCCACGGCTCGGACGTAGCAGCCTGAAAGCAAATGCTGATCCGCTCTGCCACGGTCAACGGCTGGACGTGCAACGCTTTGCACCCCAAAGCATCGTCCAAAAGCGTTAGCAGTACCTGCTGGTCACCCCAAGACAGCCGCGTCCACTCAGGCACAAGACCGCGTGCCAGTGTGTCTAGAGCCGCTTGATTGACTCGATCTGTCAACCAGTCGTTCGCTGCTTCTGTAACGTAGTTAGGCGGTGTGTAGGCCCAATTGTCGAATGTAGCAGGTGCGACTCCGTCGCAGTCGTCAGTCCAATGCTCCAGTGCGTGTTCTCTCCACCCCTTGTAGGCTTCAGCGTCTGTTGTTTTCAGAAAGTGTTCAAAGTCAGTGCCATCGATAGCGCCGTCAGCGGGAAGTTTTAGGACATCGCTGTAGTGGTCATCCCACGTCCACTTGTCGAAGTCGTCTGTCATCGCGTCAAGCTTGCGTTTCAGCAAGTCGCGTTCGTCAAGGACAGGACACGCTTGCAGTGAGCAAAGTATGGCGTCCGCTGCTTCAATCAACTCAACAGCGCTGTCCTTGTGGACGAGCAGCGTCTCAACCCACCCGCACCTCCGGTGGTTGAACCTGGACACCCGCAACATGGTATCTGTGTAGGCACCGTCTACATCCAACCCTCCCCAGCCAGGGGTGGATTGGTGACACTTGACCGCGATGTCTCTCAGCAGTGCGTGAGCGCACTCAAAATTGCTGCACTCTAAGTGGTCACTGTCGCGGGTTTGGCCCAAAACAGCGTAGTAGGTGGACCAGTCCACCCCCCTGTAGTTCGGGAGACGCTGCCAAAGCTCTAACGCTTTCGGTTTATAGACGGCGTTCATAATTGCCACTGTGACCTACTAACCGCAGCGCCACACGCTGCAAATGCGCGAAGACCAAGACGCCCTTGGCGCGGTCCAGCGCACGTTCAACAGTTGACGCTGCCGGCCTATCCGCCCAGCAGTAAGCGTTCATTGTCTGGTCGTACCCCAGATTCGTACGCTTGCCGTCGACCTCAAGAAAATGCCGCGCCAACTCACCCCTATTGTGCAGGTGTCGAACCCCGTACAGGTCACGTTCAAGACGTGGTAGCGCTAGGATGCGCATCACTGCCCCCCGTCGTAAATAGCCGTGCCGACCGTGTTGCCGTTAATGTCGCGCAACTTGATAACGGTATCTGTTTCAGTGCCGTCGGCGATTTCTTTTGCCAGCTTGCGCAATATGCGACTCAATTCGCCCGTCGGCGAGTCTTCAAACGCTGCATTGTCCATGTCAATTTCGACCGTGAATGATGCCATTTAAGAGCCCCTTTTTGACGGTGTTTTTGTACGCTTGCATCGTAAAATGTGATTATCGCCAATGTTCACCCCGTGCCAGACAAACCCCTCAAACACAAACCACACATCATAGCGAGTACAACCCCAGTTTGTACGCGATTTTTTGACGCCGAATGGTGTCAGTCGTGTCGCACCTGGCCAGTCGGTTACGGACCAGTTTGACGGTGTATCGAACGCATTTCGATTTTGCGGCGGAACCAGGTACATCACGGTCTGCCCCGTCTCGACCATCGAAGTGCGACCGCGCACGCCGCAGCAGGCGTAGCAGATTTTGCGTTTTGAGCCGTGTCGGACGTAGCCGTAACCTGTCCCACCGCAGTAGCCAGGGACACCGTAGCCTAGTCGCGGCAAGTGCTGTTTGCAGTCCACACAATAAAATGTAGGGTTCACTTCGCGCCTGCCTGTTTAGCGGCCAGCGATTGCAGCAATTTGATACCTGCCTTCGCTTGCTCAGTCCACTGAGGCCGCAATGCCTCACAGTAGGCCGTCCAGTTGCCCTGCAGCTTGTCAAGGTCCAAATACTGAGGCGCGAACGCCCCTAAGGGGAAGCAATCAGCCATCATAACGGCGATATCGTTAAACAGTCGCAAGTACTCTACGCGCAGGTGCTTGGACAAAATCTCAAAGCACTTCCCCGCTGTCTTGGCACCTGACCCTGACCCGCCGTGATATTGTTCACGGCCCAACTTTAAGAACCCTGCCAGCCAGTACCAGCCATTAGCGTCTGCGTACATTGGTGTACCATCATCGTACGCCAACTGCAGGGCGACAATCGGCGCTAATTCAGGCAGGAACGTGCTAATCTCATCGTGCAAGCAGCCGCCCGAAATGGTCGCACGATCGGACCGCTTGCCAGCTTCGTACAGCGTGCCTGTCACGCTGAAGTATGGACGGCGATTACCCGTGATGTGGTGCAAGCCAGCGTCAGCGATCAAGTCACATCGCTGACCGTTAATAAGCAAGTTTGTGCGCGTCAGCTTCACACGATGCTGATATTCAGGGTGCGTCATTAGTTGACCTCCATTAGTTCGAGTTTGCTGTCAGGCGCCACGACAATGTTAATCTGCCGCAATGCAGCAACCAGATCAGCCTTAGATTGCCAGAGGCATTTGCCTGCAATCATCACAAGCGAATCGCCGAACACGACTGTATACGCTTGGTTGGCTGGCAAGTATTGGATGTACATACTAAAACCCTTTGCTCAGTGCTGAGCGGTTAAGTTTGTGATTGCATCCAAGCAGTAAGGCAATTCGCTGGCATCCAGCGTGTCGCCGTATTCGGTCACCTCGTACACACAATAACACTCGCTATCTGTCGCGGCGAAGGTCCGAAGGTCAAGCAGCGCGGCGGCTACAAGCGAAAAGAGTAAATTTGACAGCATCATATAAACGTCCTTTGTGCGGCTGTTGTGTTCTACTAGACAAGTAGAGCAAGTTGCGTGCCAGTTTGTACAGGCCGGGGAACCGCTATAAACCGCTTACAGCTACGCAAACAGTTGCGCAAATACGCACAATGTTTTGCGTAGTGGTTTACTAGACTACTGTGAGTGAGCTTCAATAACATACAAACGCATATAAGTTAGCCTCTACTTGTCTACTATACTAAATTGGTAGATGCGCTCCACGAAAATAGATGATGTAGCTCTAATAGCGGTACACGAAAATATTCAATTGAGGCAGTCGGTTAGCCGGATAGATGGATAGATGACATTTTTAGAGTGTGAGAACTTCGTCGAAAACCGGAATCGTATAAACGCCTGTAAACATTCTTATACAAGACCGAAAATGTTTACACGCTTCTGTCATTTCTCAAACTTTCGCCTTATGTGTAATATATATATATATTTATCTATCTATCTATCTATCTGGTGTCATTGAACAATTCGTATGCACTTTGGTAGATTAGAATGTGCATACATCTAATTCTATGATGTTACACGTTTGCGTCATCGTGTGTAGCGCGCTGCGTCAAGAGCGCGCAGGCGTAGGGCGCAGGCGTAGGGCGCAGGCGTAGGGCGCAGGCGTAGGGCGCAGGCGTAGGGCGCAGGCGTAGGGCGCAGCGGAAGGCCACCGCGATTGCAGAGCGCCAATTTGCACACAGGGTTTGAAAATCAGGGACGAAAGAGTCTGCGGGTGCCAGCGTATCGACACTCCTCATTTTTCATTCTGCACTAAATTTCTTCGGTTTGCATCTGTCACCCACAAAGCGCTATTCTGTATGCGTGATTCCTGCAGACCAAGCCGCACAAGCAAGTTGGCGTTACATCAACAGCTTCATTAAGTGCTACATTCGCAGTGAGCGCCGGATGCCTTCGTGCGTGCGTCTCAGGTCGGACTTGTTCGATCTAGTGAGTGCTGGTGTCGGGCTGCGCAAGTTTGGAGTTGTGGAAGCCGTTCGCGATGACACGTTGGACCCTGCGTATCCGATATTCATTGAGAGTCCAGTGTGGAATTAACGATGACGTCGAACGCGGACGAGGTACGCCCACCCCTCCGACCATCCGGCGAAAGGAAGCCGTGGAGCCTCGTCAATTTTTCACAGTCGTTCGCTTTGGAGATTGCGATGGATATGCGACCTCCGTTGGAGGTGTGCGAGCAGCACGGGGTATCGCAGGAGCAGTTTGAGGAGTTAGCTACTTACGCGCCATTCTGGGCCGCTGTTGCTGAGCATTGCCGCTGCCTGCTGGCTGACGGCGTGAAGTTTAAGCAGATGGCTAAAATGGCTGCCAGTGATGCTGTGGCTGTTGTCCACCGGCTGATGCACAAGGCAGACAGCGATGCGACTAAGCTGGCGTCGGCGAAGTTACTTGGGGAGTGGTCGGAGTTCGGTGTGGAGAGAAGTGTGGCGGACAAGTTCGTGTTTATCGTTAATATGCCTGCCCACCCCTCCGTCGATCAGGGACTAGGACGCGATGTGACGCCTGCGGTCTTTGATCGTGCGGCTGCTGTGGCGTTCCCATTGGTGTCGATGCCGACCAGCAAGGACAGTGTTTTCGGTGGCTAGGGTCGAATACACACCGTCAGCGACGCTTGCGAAGTACATCAGGGCGTCGGACACGCACATTTTTACAGGCGTGACGGGACCCTACGGGTCGGGGAAGTCAGCCGCGAGTTCGATATTGCTCGGGATGCGGGCGATGCAGCAGGCACCAGATGAGTTAAAAGTGCGTAGTACGCGGTTCGCAGTGGTGCGCAATACCAAGGTTCAACTCAAAAAGACGACACTCAAAACATTCCTGCACTGGTTCAAGGACGGCGTTGTCGGTCGGTGGAAGTCTTCGGATATGGTCTTTGAAATGAAATTCGATATGCCTGACGGCACGAGGGTCGATTCGGAGTTTCATTTTATGGGTCTGGACACCGCAGACGACCGCGACAACCTGTTGTCGTTTGAACTGACGGGGGTGTGGTTGAACGAGTTTAGGGAGCTACCGTTCGATTTGGTCAAAGACCTGCTGGGGCGCATTGGGAGGTGGCCACCTAAAAACAAAGACACCGGGTATCAGGCGACGTGGACAGGGGTTATCGGCGACACGAATCCGTACGACGTGGACTCTGTGTGGTATGACGTGCTCGACAATCCCAGTTCTACACTGAAGTCGGAGCTTGCAGCAGAGGCGGCGCGGCGCGGGTTGGATATGCCGAAATTCACCTGTTTTCACCAGCCGGGAGGGATGTCGCCGGAGGCGGAGAATTTGGACAATCTGCTCGGCGAGCAGCAGTATTACTTCAACCAGTACGCCTTAGCGAAATCTGAGGGACGCGATGAGAATTGGATAAACGTACACATTCACGGTAAGCCTGGTTTCACGATGGACGGTAAGCCTGTCTACGGACAGGATTACAAGTCGGATGTACACCTGAGCGAGACGCGCCTGGCGCCTGTACCAGACCGCGCAATTGGTGTAGGGATGGATTTCGGCACGACGCCGGCCGCTGTCTTCGGACAAAAAGACTACAGGGGTTTCTGGCTGATACTGGACGAGCTTATTGCTGTTGATCAGATGGGCACTGAGCAGTTTGAGAAGTTGATGGCGGCATTTGTGACTGAGCGCTGGCCTGGGTACAAACTGGAGATATTTGGCGACCCGGCCGGACAACAGAAGTCGCAGGTCGATTTACGTTCGTGTTTTGACCTCCTGCGAGACAAGGGCTACAACATCGTCGGGTCTGAGCAGTCACCCCTCCTGCGTCAAAATTCTGTGCGCTCAGTGCTCAACTATTCAATCAGCGGCACGCCTCAATTCAGAATGAACAAGTCGTGCTCAGTGCTGCACAAAGGGTTCATTGGTGGGTACCAGTACAAACGGATGCGGGTTAGCGGTGAGCGGTACGCAGACAGTCCTGACAAGAACTCCTACTCGCACCCACACGATGCACTCCAGTATTTGATTGCCAGGTTCGAGGCGCCGAGACTCCAAGGGCTAATGTCGCCGGCGTGGCCTAAGAACGAGACTCGTAGGCATATGACACAACCGATTCAGATGCGGCGTGACCCGATGTTCTCACCTGGACGGACGGCACCGCGCAGACGATGATGCAGCGCAAAGTGATCGTGCTCAGTGTGCAGTGGACCCTCGCGCCTACCGATCGTTGGTGGTGGCGGCTGGTTCACAGCCTAGCGCATCGGCAGCATCTACTCTGTATTGTCGAGGAACCGCCAGGCAGCGGTGTGTGGACGCTACTCAACTGGACGCAGCGCGGTCTGGATATTTTGACTGTCTTCGAGGTCGACTTAGAGCGGTTGATCGCGACGTTCGATGTGTTGGAGCGCATCACTGTCTGGACCGAGCGTGTGAATCGCGAAGCACCGTGGGGATGGTTTCAGCCGCCGACGTGTGTTAGTCTGGTGAAGCGCGTCGTAGGCGTGCGCGACTGGCGAGTTCAGACACCCATTTCGCTTATCAGGACGTTGAGAAGTGGCGAAGTTACGACGACTTAGAAATTTTTTTGACGAATTAGGGGACTTGTTCACAGGTGAGGACGAGGTGCCCAGAGGCAATCGCTCATTTGGGTCGGGTGACTTTGCAGGTACAACTAGAGGCGTTGTTGCACAAGGTCCTGGAGGCACGACGGTAACGCGGCAGGGAGCATTGCCCTCCAGTGGGGGGGCACCCTTGGTGGAGAGTCCTAGCGTGCAACGCGAGTTAGACCGGATGAGTCCGGTCGTCGTGGCGCGTGGAACACCAGCTAGTGAAAATGGAGTGACAGGCGCTTTAGCCGCATTCGAGCAGGATATTCAGAGCATTCTTACGGACACAAAGCGTCGTGCTGAGGCCATCGCTCGGGCGGCTCGCTTTCAGGGACCTACACTGTTCGAGCAGTTGCAACGCCCGCAGCAAGGAGTCAGTAAACCGTGAGCGAGCAAAACACAGCGATCAGCGACGGCTCAGGTGATTTTGAGGACCGTGTCTTTGCGGAAGCTGAGCGGTCACGCAGCAAACACGAGTTGGTGCGCACCACACTCGAACGTGCTTATGAGTTCATCGCACCTGAGCGGCTACCTGAGTACCTAGGCGTTAATGCTGATGAGATGTACGCCAACGTGTACGACTCGACGGCAATCGATGAGATTGACAACTTAAGCAACACGTTCGTCACTGGTATGGTCCCATCGTGGTTCCCGTGGTGCAAGTTAGGCCCTGGCCCACTTGTCCAAGGCGATGATCGATACGAGTTGCAGAATTTACTTGACGATGCCAATCGCATTTTGCTTTTGTTCATAAATCTATCCAATTTTTACGATGTCATCCCAGGCTTTTTTACGGATTACATTATGGGTACGGCTACGATAAAAATTGAGCCTCGTTCCGACGGCAACGGGTTTCAGTTTACAGATATGTTGGCCGATCAAGTCGCGATTGAGGAGTCGGCGTCAAAACAAGTGTCGCATCACTACGTCGTTCACCTTGTGCCGGCGTGGGAGATTTTAGCTAACGACGAGTGGATGAAAAAGATTCGAGCATCGAAAGCAGCGTCTGAAGTAGAGTCGATGCTTAAGGAGCAAAAATCAAAAGGCATTGAGACGTTAGAGGTCAATGTGCCGATGAGGGACGGAGGCAATTTTCACGCGCTGTACTTGCGCAAGCCTTGTATCCAGTTGGAGCATCGCGAGCAAAGTCGAAATCCGTACACTACTGCTCGCTGGGGGCGACTTCAAAATACGCCTTACGGGTCAGGTCGAGGCATTCGAGCTTTCCCCGATGTGCGTACGCTGAACAAGTTTACCGAGATGGTGATGGAGAGTACAGCGCTGTCTGTAGCGCCTATTTATACAGGCCGGCACGACAGCATTTTTAACCCCTACAATGCAGTGTTCAATTCAGGAACAGTCATACCTGTGCTGGATAACCGTGATGACAACCCTACACTGCGCGAGTTAGAGCGATCGGCGCAGTTGACGCCTGGCATTATCGTACTGCGTGATTTGCAGCAAAAGGTCAAGGGGCATTTTTACGGTGACGATCTGACACCGACATTGACCACACCTAAGAGTGCCACTGAGATTGCTGAGGCGTCAGTGCAAAAGTTGACGCGCATAGGTGGCGTGCATACTCGTGTGGACAAAGAAGGCATCACACCGCTGACGGTGAAGATGGTCGACATTCTCATTAAGCAGGGCCATCTGCCGAAAGTTGCTCAGGTGGACAGACGTATTATCGACATTACGATCACGTCGCAGATTGCTCAGGCTCAACGTCGAAGTGAGATTCGTGACATGCTTCAGTTTTTGCAGACCGTCGGCAGTGTTGTACCTCTCGATCGGACAGCCGCGATGCTCCCCAACGTACGCCAAATTGTGCGTGACGTAGGCGAGATTTTGAATATTCGGGCAGACCGCACCCGCAACGACGGCGAAATTGACCGGATGGTTAGGCAAGCAGCCGAAGCGACGCTGGCATTGTCGCAGCCGCAAGGAGCCCCCGGTGAACAGCCAGCAGTCCAGTGAGGCGACGGCGAAACAGCGTCTTGAGGACTACTCGAAGGCGTTGACGCGGACGTTTTTGACGGCAGATGGACGCTTGATCGCACGGCATCTGTGTGCGGACTTAGCAGCGGCGTCGTTTAATCCAGGTGCAGGGTCGTTCGACGGGCACGCAGTGGCGTTTCAAGAGGGAATGAGGTACGTTGTACGTAACCTATTATTTTTAGGGCAAGTCCACGATCAGGAGTTTATGAATGCCGCCCGAACTAGTGCCGAACCCCGCGTCACAGACCTCACCTCCGCCTCTAACACCGCCGGTCCCACCGGCACCTAAAGCTGATCCTGAACAGTTACTAGGCGATGTGACTCCGCCAGTCCCGCCGTCACCTAAAGCTGATGACAAACGTGACCCGTGGCTGGTTAAATCAGGATTTGATTACAAGGATTCTGATGCGTTCGTTACAGCGCACAAAGCGCTGCTCACCAAATTGACTTCGGATAATGCTGTTCCTGAAACGTATGATTTGAAATTGCCTGTTGATTTGGCGATGTCAGAAGATGCGGTTGCTGCGCTTCAAACGTCGATGCGCGAGGCGAAAATACCTGCACGGCTGGGGCAGGCTGTTGTGACGCTGTTTGAAAAACACGGGGCTCCTGCACTGCAAGTTGCGCGGCGTCAAATTGAAGAATTGACACTGGCAGGCAAGTGGGGGATGGACCTGACTAAAGACGATGGCAAGAATGCGTTGAAAGCACGCACCCTTAAAATTGCGGTGTGGGCTAAAGCTCAGCCGCAGTTTGCACCTGAAACAATTCTGCAACTCGGACGTTCGGCCGGCGGCGTGCTTTATTTGGAGCAGTTGATGGAAGCGAGTACGTTCAACGATCAGACCATTCGCGGCGGCGGCGATCAAGCACCCGGCGGTGCGAAGTCGTACTACACGAAGGCCGACATTGATGCGATGATGGCGGACCCGCGCTACGGACAATTCAGTCAAAAGTACGATGCCGAGTACACGCGCAAAGTAGGCGCTGTCGTCAGTTCTCTTAAGGACGGAGAAAACTATTTTCGTGACGGCAAGAAGACTTGACGTTTGCATTGCGGCGCGTTTCTTGGTAGAACTGATGTAGCTTGATCTGCGGGATACCGGGTTTCCGTCCGCAGGGTCGCTAAATTTCAGTCCGTTACGGGTTACCTGAAATGATCGACGCGAGCGCAGCCAATCACTTCTTACCAATGAGGACTTATGTCTAATTCAATTGACACCGCAATGATTGATGCGTTTGGCACGTCGACCAAGCTCGCCTATCAGCAAATGGGCGCTGAACTGCAATTCGCGGTTCAGGTCGTCAACGATGTGAACGCAGCTACTTATCGATTCAAAACTTTGGGCAAGGGTGTTGCGACTACGAAGGGTCGCCACGGCATCGTGCCCATTATGGGCCTGCAACACGGCGGTTCGACGGCCACATTGATTGACCGTTACGGGGCCGAGTTGCTGGACGATCTGGACGAGTTTAAGCAGAACGAAGCCACTCGTCAAAACTACTCTATGTCGATTGCGGCTGCGCTAGGGCGCGAAACCGATCAAATCATCATCGCCGCCTGGGGCGCCACTGCCAACACGATTGCAGATGTCGGCAACCTTGGCTTGACCAAGGACCGTGTGATGAGCGTTCGTGAAACGATGAACTTCGCCGACGTGTCGAAGCGCGACCGTTTTGCGATTGTTGGCCCGCGTCAGTCCACCGAACTGATGAGCATTGAGGAATTTGTCAACAGCCGTTATCAGCCCAATTTTCCGTTGGTGCAAGGTTCGATCAACGGCAAGGAATGGCTTGGTTTTACGTGGCTGGAGCACACTGGTCTGCCGATTACGCTCGGCGCAGAAGACTACCGGCAAACGTATTTCGTCCACAAAGCCGCCAGCGGTTTGGCCGTCGGCAAAGGCATCACGATGCGCGAGGGCTACTTGATCGAACGCGATTCGACGATGGTCTTGGGCAAAATGAGTATGGGCGCAACGATTATCGACCCCCCCGGCATCTACGAACTAGAATGTCGGGAAGCCGAATAGGAGGCTGACCATGTTTAACAAAGAACAACTTGTTTTCAACGGTGTCGCCTCAGCCGGCCAAGCGACGCGGCAGTGGGACTACGGCAACACCGCAGGTGATTCGCTCGCTGCGATTCAAGGCGCCAGTTACTTTGACACCGCAGGTCCTGGACCGACGCCCGCTCGAACGCAAGCGCCGCAAGGTGATAATCGCCTGCGCGTCGGCGATACGATCAAGTGCGGCAATATTGGTAACAGCCCTGCGGTTGTCGCCATTGTAGCTGTTACGGCCATCGTCGCGTTGACAGGCGTGGTTACGGCGGGTACTGATTTACAGTTCGCGTAGTTTCGTAGGTTCCTGTGCCGATCAACACCACAGGTGCATTGGCGACAGTCAATTACGGACTGGCGCTGATCGGCATAGGACCTATTACTACTTTTGACGGCGAAGACCCGAGAGCGGTTCAGATACGAAGTGTTTACGAAGTCCTGAGACGGTCTGTTCTCGGCGAGTATCATTGGAACTTTGCATTTCGCGCTAAATTACTCGTAGCGCTCGAAGCAGGCCAGTTAAATCTGTCGGACGAGTTTAATTACGTTTACAAAGTGCCTCAGAAAGCCTTGTCTATTCGAGGGCTGCAAAGTTGCGCTGATTATCAAGTCTACGCGGGTGAGCTTTACACGAACGACAACGCGCCGAATGTGCTTTACGTTGAGGATGTAGATGACACAGGCTGGCCACCTTGGTTCGTGCGAGCTTTTGGAATGCAGATTGCTTCCGATCTAGCGCTGCCTTTGACGCAGAGCGACACGCGGGCTGCTAAGGCTAGTCGTGACGCCAGTCACCAGTGGGCAGTCGCACGGCACAATGATGCTCTCGAATCGACACCGTTACGAGTTTTGTTCAACCGCTTGTTGAACGACCCTGTCAAACCTCGGTTTGGGAGGTCAGGCTCAGCACGTATGTCGGTGGTGCCGTGATGTGCGTAGAACTAAATTCCTTACACGCTTTCGGTTTGGCGAGGTAGCGCCTGAATTTTTAGACCGTGCCGGCGAGGCGGTCTATGAGGAGGGGTTTGTCAAGGCGATGAATGTGGCGCTTAAAGCGTCAGGGTTCACGCGCAGGTCCAGCACTCAGGCTGTAGGTGCGTGGTTCTCGTCGCTCGACGCTTATGGCGAACACGCATTCATCGCACCGTTTCACGCGCAGCAGCCGCTGCACAAGCCGTCGACGAACCCTAGTGGGTTTATTATTCTCACGAAAGAAGCTATCGGTCTGAATGTCGGCATCCGAGTTAGAGGGCTGAACGTCGTCAGTGGGGTGCTCAACGACTTCGGGGTTGCCGATGTCAACGGGATATTCGTACCCGAAGAAATTACAGATTTTGTGCAGGTAGGACGAAGTGTTTTTTTCACAGGCCCAGGGCTGGCTAATCCGTTCCGAGTTTTTGGACACAGTATCGACGCACTTTCCAAAGAGTTTATATTTCCACTCAAAGAACTTAGTGGTCTTTGGGTGATTGATAAAGACGTAGACCCTACGCAGGTCGTGGCTTTGCCGAGCACAGGTGCCGCGGCTGTGTTCGAGAGTTTGCCTGTGACGTCTAAAATTTACGCGCACGGGTTTGAAGGCGCGATTTCGG